TCCTTATAGTTTCATCCATCACCTCGTGATTTTCCGGCTGGATTATATCAAAGTCTTCCTTATCCTCTGGACGTAATGCCCTGACTTTTTTAATCAGTTCAGAAGGATTATTTATAAGTGATTTTAACGTAGATAGCTGCATAAGACAAATTTACCTTATGCTTATGGGCTAACTCGCTGATACTGTTTACTTATGGCGTTAAGTAAACGTAAAGAAACCGCACTTGTTAGGTGGCGGTTCAAATAGTGGTTATGCGTTGCTTTCTACATTCTCGACAAACCATTTATCATATTCATCGTCTGTCATAAAAACAGGCTCAATAGTCACAGAGGGAAAGGCATGGTTTTTATCTTCAAACTCTTTTCGGTCAAAGTTTTTCATATCTTCTTTGGCATTGTACAAATTGTCTTCGATATTTTGCCATTCACAAATAGTGTAGTCATATTCTAAAGAATCACAATTCGTGTAGGTAATTTTTACATAGTTCTTTTTCATATTCGTTTTTGTTTTTAATCTGTATTGTTAGGTGGCGGTTGTTGGGAAGTGGGTTAGGGCGTTTCGATTGGGGTTGCTATAATCAAATCATGCAAATCGTCACATGATTTTTCTGATGCTCCATATAGACTTATATCGAATGCTGCATTCATTGCTGCTTCTTTTAAAGATCGTTCGGATACTTGTTTAGCGTAATCCTTCATAGCGCCTACAACCTCATCATAATCTAGTCCTGAACTGTAGCTATTATTGTGATCGTTTAATACATCCTCTGCTGTTTTCATATTTCCATTTAATTAATTCCTTATCGTACGTTTCCTCTATAATGGTGGGTTATAGAACTATGCTTGATCCTGCGCAAGTTCAAATCTGTCTATCGGCATAAACATCGACTGTCCGTAATCCGTCGTAATTAAGAAAGTTTCGTTATCTGGAACATATGAGGCTAAATATATTTTCCCAACTGTTAGTTCTCTTTTTAAGTCATAGTTACTGATGCAAACTATGTTTAAACAATCCCATCTTGGTAGTTTTCTTAATTCTTTCGATTCCATACTGCTAAGATAATGATTTAAGGGCTGAGTACATTTCTTCTATGTGTTTTGAACTGATAGTCAGGTATGTACTTTTACCGCCGGTGTTTTCCATTTCCAGCACCGCTTTTGCTGTACTAACAACTGTTTTACCGTACTTTCTCTCTATCACTATCTCCTTAGGCTTGTTCTGTTCAGCTATCCAGGCTTCTGCGGCTTCACGGGTATGGAATAGCCTATATGTATCGTTACCTGCATGAAGCATGATATTATGCTTATAGCTTAATTCTAATGGATAAAGATACTCACATTTACCATTCAAGAAAATAACCCAATGTGCGTCATCCCCCTCATACAAATCAACTCCATCAACTGAGGTTAGGATAGGCTTAGCCTCATTAACTATCAATTTAGCTAGGTCTTTGATTGAGATGTAAGACCGGGTAGGTAGCATTGAATGAGTTGGGTTAACTATAATCCACCCATCTTTAAATGCTAAAGCCATATTATATGTGTAATACTCAAAACAGTCTAGGCTCACCTTCTCCCTTAACGCAAGTAACACCTGCTTAAACTGCTCTGCTTGCTCTTTTGATTCGACCAATACCTTGTACTGGGTTCTGTTGAGTTTGGTCATGGCGTTACGATTGGTTAGGTTGTTGATTGCGTTTAATGACTTTAGCCGGCACCCATTCGCCAGACAGATACATATCTACACGCTTATACATTCTTGTTAATAACTGTTCAGGCTTAATAAACTGAAAGTTTTGATTGAATATAACCTTATCGTTCTCAATACAAAGAGCCTTCATACCCCTATGTTCTTTGGATTTAACTACTATTTCAAATCCTTTATATTTCGTTCTGGTTATATTATAACCTTGATTGTCAATTTCCATATTCTTAATCCTTCTTGTTAAGTGCGTTGATCAATGCGTCTGCTTGAAGTACGGCTAACCCTGCTATTGTTCCTGGATTATGTGTTATGATTCCGTATTGAGACGTTACGCCTGCGTGTAGCATCCCCTGCATCGCCATAGCTGCGAATTGTTCACGTTTGGTTAAGCCGTAAGCTAGAATACTTGTGCCGGCCTTATTGGTTGTGCTTACAAGTGAAGTTGGGTCAGTTCCTTTTGTCATATTCTGGTTGTTTTAGGTTTGCTTTTCACCGCCAAAATCGCAAGCCGTTTAAGCGTTGCGTTGGCAGATTTCCGCCTTAGCGGGAACGGGAATGTTATTTTACCGATGTGTTTCTTGCTGAAAGTCTTCATGCCTCTTAGTCATGTCCTCAATAGTGTTGGCTTTAGTTATTACTCCGTTTTCATAAAATAAAGTCATGTACGACATACCATCTTCGTCATTAAGAATTACAAAAGCACAAGGCCTATACTCATTGCTATGAGCACCTAGATACATAATAGTAAATGGCTCTGATGCTATTGTAGTCACCTTAAAATCACTACTAGATGTTCCCGCTAAATAAGTTTTTTCGGCTTTAGGATTAGATAAGTTTACTTCGTAGCTGTTATCTATGGCTACATACTGCTTTCCTGTGTATTTCATATCCGCTAAGATTTTCGTCCGGCTTCATTGCCTTTGACAATTCAAATATACAAACTATTTATTTGTTTCATGCTAAAGTGACTGAAATAATTCACACTTAAATGATCTCCATCCGTTAGCCTCAATATCATAGTAGGTGAAAGCCGAATAGTTCTTTGCTTTAGTACCTAACACAGCTGGCGTATCTTTTAACGTGCCAACGGCTTGACGTATTGAACCATCTACTTTCTTGAAGGTAAATGCTACGGCTCCTAGTTTCATGCATACTGATAGCTTAATAATCCTCCAGGCTTGCTTTAGTGCTTCTGAAAAGGATGTGTAGTTAGCTTTGATGCTGTGGGCTATTTTGAATAGTTTGGTTTTCATGGTTGGGTTGGGTTATGCCCGATTGTTAGTCGGGCTGGTTAAGTTTTAGTTGTATAATTAAGGGAATGTGATTAAGTAAGAAACGTTACCGAAATCATCGAAATTTTGTGTTTCTGCAACTTCGATTAAATTACCGTACCCTGTTTTCCAGAAATATCTGTTTTCTGATTTATATAATTCGCTTCCTTTAGGGAATGCGCAGCCTGAATAGGTTGTTCCTAATGTTGCAACGAATGGGTTGGTGATTTGAGTTGTCATAATTTTAAGTTTTAAGTGTTTTTCCCTTTTTGCTTGAATCAAATGTAGAACAATAATTCTACAATAACAAATATTTGTACAACTATTTTTCTACTTTTTTATTACCTTTGATTTATGGATTACAAAGAGTACTTATTAAACCAATCAGCTATCAACCTTGCATACATAGCGTCTAAGATGTGGCCGACAAATAAAAATGCTAAATCATATCTTAGTACTAAACTCAATGATAAGGGTAGGCCGTGGACTGAAAAAGACAATGAACTAGCAAAAAAGGTTATTAATGAACTAGGTAGTGAACTGGCTGCGCTAGCCTAACGTATCACCGATAGGGAACGGAGGTTGCTTGTTAGGCGTAGACCAATGATGTTTTGTTACGCCTATCACCTGTTAAATACCTAGATAGTAGTTTATAGGATATATTATTAAACTCGGCCGCATCTTTTGCATTAAAGTAATAAACGCCTGTCGATGTATCAAATACTATTTTGTTATTGGATGAGTTTTCGCCTGTATTTAACCCGATCTTACTAGCGATCATCTTAGATTTAGATTCATCAGACATTGGGACACCTGTATTCCATGGTTTTTTACCTCTCGCCCAGTTTGCTGCATTCATCCTTTGCTTATCTGTTTTAACTTGATTTTTCATTCTTTCCGATATACCACGCTTAACTTCTTCGGATAGTTTTCTTCCGGTTGATGCTGCTCTAATTTTCTCTACCGCTTCGATTGTATGTTTAAATCCTAATTTAGATAAACTGTTATTCCGTCTGTGAGTCTCAGTTTGGATGTATCCAATCTTACCTTCGCTCATCTTTCTCCTTGTCTCGATGCTCTTTATCCCTGCCTGCCCATCATAGTTAGTTAGAACGCAATTAAGCCCGTTAACACCCATAGCTGAATACATGTCTTGATAATATCTCTCCCATTTATTCAACTCCAACGTGTCGCACTCAGTTACAATGTCAAATTTGTGTTTATCTATGCCGTATTTTTTGAACGACCTGTATAACCTCGGTTGTTTATTACACCCTTGCAGTTTTTTGTATCCAGTTATTCGTTTTTCAATATCAATGGATTGACCAATGTAGACGCGTTTGTTTTTGATGCAAGTAATCTTGTAAATTCCTACCAAATTAAATAAATAAACCCTTATGAACCCCATGAGCCTTCGACCTCTCAATAGGATAAATAAGGGCGTTAATATTTTGCCGAATTAGCTACTGTCGAAGGCTGCTAATTACTATAACTAAATATACGATTAATTTATTCGTTTCATGCTATTATGAATGGAATTAGCGAATAACTGATAACGATCTGAGATTTGATTTCTTACCACCTAAATATTTAGTGTAATCATTAGCAAAAGCCATCGTTATCAAATATCTCTTTGCGTCTGACGCATGACCGAACTCCTCATAAGTTACTCCGGTTAATTTGTTTTTCTTCTTGGTTTTCTTCATCGTACCATCCGAATCTTCTAAAGCATATTGGTAGTCGCTTATTGACTTTTTACACTTCTCATTGATACTAATAGTTATACCAGACGTGCTTTCCCCTGAATATATATCATTAATAAATCCTCCTGATTGAACAACTGACGGGTTTTTACTCTGCAACTTTAATACTGGCCTGTACGCCTTTAATTGCTCTGTAATCATAGTAAAGAAGTTTTCACCCTTTTCTAGCTTCACATCGGATTTTACTGAAGTACGATCCCCGTAGATAAACAACCCCGCTACCTCGCCTAGTGGATACCTGGATGCAAACTCTTTACAAACTTCTTTTACCCTGTTACGTGGATCTTCTAAGAATATCTCGTCTATCTGTTGAGCGTGCTTACCTTTGATTTGCCATACCGCACATGTTAGATACGGGTTAACGTTCTCATCCCATGATAAGCTGATTGGTAACGACTTGTCCCATCCTGTTTTATTAACATGAAGTGAAGCATTGAACTTCTTCCAGAACTCACCACCTGTTCGGATTTTACCCCATTCCCCTAAGCCGTAAATACGATAGTATTCGTAATCGTTTATCTTATCCTTTTCAAAGTCGTCAATGGTATGCTGATCGACAAAGCCGCCCACCTGTACCAATTCACCATCAGGATTAACAGCCCAATCACCAACAATGTATTTATTATCAAGATAATTTGTATGCAGAATAAGTAAGTTGCCTTTAGTATTCAACCACATTCCAGATATATCAGTTTCAACCTCGTTTAGTTCCTCCTGATCGAATACCTTAGTCTTGATCCAATGTTCTTCTGATACAGGATTGAATATACCTATGATCTGCTGACCTGCGCTACCTCTTAAACGCTTTCTAATCTGCTTTAAGTCGTTTTCCTCAAACTGGCTAATCTCTTCCAGTACAACACGTTTAAAGTTAGCAAGCCCTTTGATCTTTTCCGAATCATCTAAGCCCCTGAAACGAACGTAACTACCCGTTTCCTTGCACATGATAAAGTTTTGCTGGATAACAAACTCATCACCTAGCCCCCATCCGTTGATGATTCCTGTAAAGTCTGAGTAGATTGAGTCTTTTATGTCAACGGCAAATTTACGAAGCACCATTGTGTTTTCGTTCCTGTTGGCCATCATTTCGATTATAATGACTTGTACCGTTGAATAAGTTTTAGCTGCTGATGAGCCCCCATAAATCCAAATAAAGCGTAGTAATGGATTCTTGAACGCTTTTAGGATGTGCCAGTAGATGTTATTAAATATCTTTTTGTTGAATTTAATCTGCTTCATCCTCGTATCCGATCTCAAACACTTGGTTAACCTTTACGTCCTGCTTGATTTCCTGTTTGTCGGTTAACCCTAAATCCCTGGCTATGATATTCGTGTTATAGACGCCGATAACTGCATTTTCAAACTTTTGCTGATAAACAGTTTCTTCTATAGACGTGATGACCGTAGCAAAATCTTTATCTTCACCTCTTAATTCATTCTTAAATTGCCTGAAATAAGCTGTATTACAATCTAAATACCTGCATAAACCCTGCATTGTAAAAGGTCTTTGTATCATTTGCTTTCCACCAAAAGAACGAGGATCAATGATAGGGTTCTCCATGCACCACTCAAAGTATTCACAAGCTGAATCCCACATCAAAGTAGGAGAAGAAAATAACATATCTCTCCCGTGCTTTGATCTTAGTTTCCAAAATTGATTACCTAGTGGTGCGCCCATTTATTCAAATTTACCTAATCCATCCTGCCCCATCTAGTCAGGCTATTTACTTCCCCTCCCTAATTAACCTAATGTGTTCTTCGTGCTGTCTAACCTTAGCTTCACGTTCTTGTTTTGTCATGTACCTGTTGGCGTTTACATACTTGATCTCATTGCGTAGTATCGTAATTAAGCTGTTACTGTCTACTGTTTTGTCTTGTTCCTGCATGGTGTTTCTAATTGGTGTAATTCCTCTAATCTTTTAATTAACTTTTTCATTGCTTCATTCACTCTATGGTAGAATCCCCTATCCATATACCGCAAATCCCTCATCTTGGTTCGTTGTCGCTTCATACCCTACCTATGCTTAGTTATCGCCACACTACCATCTGTTTTGCTTTTAATAGCGATGTATTCAATTGAGTCTACCTGAAATTTAGTAGCATAAAAACTGTCGCCATCAAATACAACCTCACCCGTTGTCTGTTTTAACGTGATTGACTTAGTGACTACCGAATCCCCGCAGGAGAATAGTAGTAGAATTGGTATTAGTAATAGTTTTTTCATGTTAAATCCCGTAAAGTATAAAGCCCTTAATCAAACCACATTCGATGTATCGCTTTTCAGTGTGGTATTCTGATCTTGCTGTTTTGTTGATAAATCGCTTCTTTGTTTTTCTTGGTAGTCTAACTGTTTTCATATCTCGTATTGTTATCTGGTTATCAATTTGCGTCTGTCGCCTCACATGTTGACCCATGGTGCATTATCTCCCTTCCCGAGTAGTCTTACCTGCCTAAGCGGAGAAAGTCGCTTAAAACGCCTCCCTGCAAGTCTACGTTCCGAACAACTCCCAATCTTCACTTATCAACGAGTAGCATTTGAACTGCTCTATCACCTTATCCACGTTCTGACCAAATGCCTTAGTGCGGAATTTCATGAATGGCACCGACCTCTGGTGAAAATAGTTAACCATCTCCGGTGAATTAAATCCCATCACAGCACACAATGAGTCACGCAGCCCCACTTTCAGCTTCATCACACTATTCACGAAGAATGATCCTGGGCAATACATTTCATACACCGCTGCCACAACTAAGCAATTCATCATGTACTGATCGTAGTGCTTGAAATCCTCACACTCATGAATGAATGCGTATATTTCAGATAAATGCTTTTCATCTTCCAACATAGGTGTTACCATCCTGCTGATTCTTCTGTACAATGGGTAGTCTAACTGTTTCAATGCTCGGGATATATATTGCTCATTCATACTGTGATGTGATTGTGTAATTCAAATATACAATTTATTTATTCATTACATGCTAAAATAACTAAAATAAATTAAAAAATTTTTCGATCCTCAGCCCATCGGTAAATCTCTAGCCTAGTTTTGGTTATGTATAAGCCTTTTCCGTTGGTGAAGGTGTCTTTACAACCGATCGCTTTTGCACCTATGCTTTCAGATTCTACCAGCATCCAGTCACCATTTGATCCTGTGAAGGTTGTTTTAAGATACTCTCCTTGTGGCGTTAATATACTGTTCATCTATTATTGATTTAAACTCTTCTAATGATCTTACTAAGTG